TTCTGAATGGAATGATCAGATAGAGCAATCAGGGGGAGGCATGGAACCATTCACCGTGAAAGATATTATTGATTTCATGCTGGCCAACCCGGACAAGAACATAAGAAAAACCACAGGGACACAATGGGAATTGAGAAGGAGATACCGGGAAGTGTTTGGAGAAACAATAGACAAATACGAGAAACCCGTAGAGCAGGAAGAAGGGAAAACACTATTTAACCAGTTCATTAATGAAAATAATCTCATAAATGAATATTTCACATTAGAACAAGCTTTAGAAGTTGTTGATAAGTATATTGACAGATTAAGCGAAAATGATTATATTGTAATAACAAATTATTTGAATGATGAAATCGCAAGAGCAAGAGGAGCAGAACAAGAATGGTTCACCGATGAATCCGAACAAGAAGTTGGAGGAGAAGATGAGACTGATGAAAGTGGAATTGATGAACAGACTCCACCAGGAGAGGTTGAACAAACAGAAGTAAAACCCGAACAGGAAACGCCACAGGAGGTATTATGGGCAGCAGAAATCATAAATGCCATAGGTCCATCATCTTTTGACGCAGTAGAAGCAGACCGCCAGGAATACCTCAAAGCACAGGGTATTATTAACAATTCCGATTATCGTATGCAGGCAGGGGAATTAATAAAATTAACCCCGGAACAGATAGCAAAGAGGAGGGCAGACGAGAAAAAAGAAACCTCTGACCAAGAACCAGAAGAACAACCAAAGCAGGAATTCAAATTAATAACGCCAGTAGAACCGATCAAACCTGTTCCATTGGAGATAACTCCAGTATCCCCAGTACCTCCAACAGTGCCAACCGAACTGGTAAAACCTACACAACAACCTTTATTCGGTGAAATAGAAACAGCCGACCAAACCCGACAGAAAAAACTACAGGAAAAACTTGCCGGATTAACCCCGGCACAACAAGATTTAGCAAAAAAGGCCATCGATGAATATGAAAAGAAAATCAATCAGGCAAAATACAGAACGGATGAATCCGTAAGGGACTTGGAGAAGGCCAAGCATCACATCATAAGAGAATTTAATAAAAGTCCCGATGACAGGGAAAGTGTAAAACACGGGGGAATAATCTTTGATATTCCGGCAGATTTGTCCAAGGAAAATATGGACAGAGTACTCCAACCACTAAAAGACAAAATTACAGCCAGTCAGAAAGAATACTTTGATTTAATCAAACAACAGGAGAAGGCCGTTGATGATTCTAAAAATGCAGCGCAGGCCCAGGGGGACATGTTTGCACAGCCGAAGGATGAAGGGAAACCGGAGTTAGAACTCCAACAAGCTGAATCCGAAGTAGAACTTTTCCCTTCAGATGCACAGAAGGAAGCCGGCAACTACAAGAAAGGGCATGTGAATTTTGCAGGGTTTGATATTACCATAGAAAACCCACGGGGCAGCGAAAGATCGGGAACCGACAAAACCGGGAAAGAGTGGACACGGAAATTAAATAACACCTACGGCTATTTCAAAAGGACAAAAGGAAAGGACGGGGATCAGATTGATGTATTCTTAGGAGATAATCCCGATTCGGATAATGTATTTATCATTGACCAGGTTAATCCGGAAAACTCCGCTGAGTTTGACGAACACAAAGTCATGTTAGGATTTGATACCGAAGATGATGCAAGACAGGCATACTTTTCCAATTATGAACCCGGATGGAAGGGATTAAGGGATATTACCGAGGTATCGAAAGAAAAATTCAAAGAATGGCTGGATAGCGGAACAAGAAAACTGAAACCTTTTACTCAGTATAAAGAATTTACACCAGCAGAAAAACCAACTCTTCCACAAAAAGGAGAAAAATACCGTGTTACACACTTTTATGCTAACATCCCGGTTGGTACAGAAGGAGAAGTTGTAAAAAGCTGGATTGATCCGAATGAAAATAACTGGGTTACACTTTACTTTGGGAAAAATCTATCCGGACAAAAATTACAAAAATCATTTCCTCTAAATGTTGTTGAAAAGATTGAAGAAACTCCCACTAAATTACCTATTGAGAAGAAACTGGAAGAACACGGCCTCAGTGAATTTTATAAAAGAACCAGATTAACCGAAAAAGAGGCCATTGCTTTAAATGAGATCAACAAGGTTACGGCTCCATCGAGATTAACAAGAAGTAATTTAAGTCAAAAATATGGCAGTGATGTTATTGAAAAACTCAGTGACAAGAATTATATTCTCTTTGGTGCCGATTTCAATAAATTTTCAGCCGTCAGCAAAAGAGGCCGTGACTATGCTTCAGAATTTGACAAATTACAACTTGAAAAGAAACCTATTGAACCTGAAACTCCAGTCTTACCGCTTGAAATGAAACTGGATGAAATAAGTAAACAACCAAAGAAGATTGAAGATTTTGGAGAGAAAATCGAAGGAGCCAAAAAAATGATTTACAAAAGGCTTAACGATGTTACCGAAACGGATATTATAAACCAGCCACTTTCAAAAACATTTCCACGTCCTGACTTTGTCCAATTGGTAAAGGACGGCACATTATCAGAAGACGGCGCACTTGTTTTAAAGTTTCTCTATGATAATATTCCTCCAAAACCAAGAAAGCAATATAGATTGCAAGGTTGGGCGAAAACAGTACAGCAGGATATTGATATATTCACTGATTTACTTGATAATAAAGAGAACGGTAAAAAGATAGCTGACAAGTTACGCGAGCCATTAATGACCAATTTAAACAATAAGTTCAATCTATTTGAAGAAGTACAAAAAGCGTTAGGTTTCCCGAATGAAGATATTAATATGGGAGTTTATGAAATTAAAAAATTTCATAGGGGAGAAAAAGCAGAAAATGTGTTGGGGACAACGTATTCTATTGTAAAAAGTCCTTATATAATATCAGATCATAAAACAGCACAAGAAGCAGCAGACGCATTAAAAAAGATGTTTGCTGCAAACAAAGAAAAATCGAAAGATGTAAAACTTAGTATTTATCAAGACCGGAAAACAGGCAAGTATTTTATTGGAAAGAAAACAGCAACCGGGGTATTCAGGTTAATTGATGGCATTGAAACAGTACAGGAAGCAAGAAATAAGGTTAAAAACGAAATGGCACAATTACAGGAACTTTGGAATTCTGTAAATATAAAGCCGGAAGAACGTAGGGAAACAAACCGTAAAAGAATAGGAACAGATTACCGTAATGGAAAAAATATAACACCAGAAGAATTTGGAAATACATTTGGGTTTAGGGGTGTACAGTTTGGTAATTGGGTAGAGAACGACAAAAGACAGAATGACCTGAACCAGGCTTGTGATGCTTTAATGGATTTGTCCACAGCGTTAAATGTATCTTCGCGGGCATTGTCTTTAGGTGGTGAATTGGGAATAGCATTTGGGGCCAGAGGATCGGGAAAATATTCAGCACATTATGAATCAGGACAGGTAGTTATTAATCTTACAAAAACAAGGGGTGCAGGAAGTTTGGCGCATGAGTGGTGGCACGCCTTAGATAGTTATTTTTCACGAAAACGAGGTGATAAATCAGGATTTTTAACACAATCTCCAAGACAAAAAATGAATGTTGTTGGCAGGGAGGTTGCCCCAGATGAATCATTAAGAACGGAATTGATTGACGCATTTAAGAACGTAGTTGAAACTATCAGAAAATCCGAATTACCAAACAGGAGTAAGAAACTGGACAGTACAAGAAGTGATTTATACTGGTCAACGATAGAAGAAATGTCGGCACGTTCATTCGAAAATTTTATTATCGAAAAATTAGGAGCAACAAATGAGCAAAATGATTATCTGGCAAACTTTAAAGAAACAGAAGAATGGATAAAATCAGGACTTGACACGAATAATTATCCATATCCGACAAAAGAAGAAACACCGGCAATAAACGAAGCATTCCAGCAATTTTTTGACACCATACAGGAAAAACAGGAAGATGGCCAGACAATTTTATATGAACCTTTCACAAGTTATTCTGATGCTGAACAAACATATACAAAAATTAAACAGAAGCATCCGGATAGTATAGTTTTAGTGCGTAGTGGTGATTTTTATGAAACCTTTGGGGATGATGCGATTAAAGTTTCAAAAAATTTAGGAACAGTATTGACAAAAAGTCCAAACGGGAATCCCAGAGCCGGATTTCCAGTTTTTAATCTTGATAACTATCTTCCTAAATTGACACGTGCAGGGTATAAAGTTGCTCTTGCTGATGTATTGGAAACACCGGAAAAAAGTAGTAAATTGCAGAAAAAAACAAAAAATGAAGAAATTCTATACAAAGAAGAGGCGATCCAAACCCAACTCGACTGGGAAGATAAAACTGTATCAGCAAAACGAGATCCCGCCTTCGGTTCTGACCCCGCCACCCGTGATATACAACGGAAAAGAAATTATATCCCCGATATCGACAACAGATTGACAGCAATGGAACGTCAGTTATCCGATAAAGGATATCTAACGTTCATGGGAGAACAGTTAACCGGCTCGGCAAAAATAGAATCTCCAAATGATATTGCTTTTCTTTTCAAAAACCTGGAATCAGCAACCAATGAACATGCCTTTGCTGTATTGATTGATAAAAAATGGAATTACCGGGTACAATATTTATCCACAGGAGGAACAGCGGGTACTGTAATCGATCATAAACTTATAATGGCAGCAGCGGCAGAATTTAATGCAGTAAAAGTTAGTTTTGTACACAATCATCCCAGCGGAACTTTAATGGCATCTGCTGCAGATATAAATATTAGCAAAAAACTTAAAGAAGCATGTACTTTAATGAGTATTGAATATTTACCATCTGTTATTATTGATATAGATAAAGGAAAATATGCTATTATTGATATTCTTTCTGCTTATGGTGATATTTACGAAAAAAGAGAGGTTAGGGGGAAGATTCAACCTATCAGAGTTTACCAGTTCGAAAAGCAGAAATTTTATGTAAATTCAGAAGACAGAACACAAATCAGAAGTTCCCATGATGTCGCCTTGTTTTTAAGTAAGCAAAAAAGAGGTACCACAAATAAAACTCACGTGTTAATTCTTGACCGTGGTAATAATATTAATCGTTACTATCTTATTGATGAAACCACTCCTGTCAGTCAATTCATAAAACAATTATATGTAGATGTTGGCAGGCATGGGAATAATATAATTCTGGCCTCTAATGGAATGATAACCATAGAAACAGTACGTAAAATAAAAAATGCTTTACAACCAATTGATTCTCAACTTTTAGATGTATTAACGATAAAACAAGATGAAAATATCATTACCAATTACGAAAGTATGGCCGATGAGGGAATGCTATATGAACCGGAAGGGGAATATGAAGTACATGAAGGAGAATCAAAATTAACACCCAGTCAAAAACAAATTAATTTTCAATCATTTGATGTAGGTGAAGAAAGTGCAGAACTGGCATTTGACAAGAAAAGGATGCTTCAACTGTTAGGCTCTAAAATGTATGAAGCTCCGATTGCACAGGTAGCTGTAAAAGAATTACTGCAAAACAGTTTTGATGCAGTCAAAGCCATGACGACAAAGACCGGAGAAGAAGGGAAAATAGATTTTAAAGTGGATTATGATGAAAGAACAATTGAAATAAGAGACAATGGAGTTGGAATGACCCCGGATATTGTAAAAAATGCATTTCTTACAGTAGGAGGAACAAGTAAGGAAGGATTGGGAGTAGGGGAAAGTTCCGGAGGTTTTGGATTGGCTAAGGTTCAATTTTTACTGGGTAGTGAAAGAATAGAACTGGAAACGACAAGAGACGGTTTAACAACTACAATTAATACTACCAATTTTGAATTATATAACGGAAGTTTTAAGCTTAAAAAAGAACATACCAATAAACCAAACGGGACAATGGTACGTATTACCATACCAGGATCCTATACGGATTTTTACGGAGCGGATAAAGAGATAAATTTCCCCGGGAAATGGAATGACATTGCACAAAAATGGGAGGCATTCAGTATTCTCAAACGGCCCCTGCTTGGAAATGTTAATGTAAACTTTAAAGCAATATCTTATGGCCGGGAACATGAGCAGATGTTACCCAGTGGTAACAATGCAAAAGAAAAAGTTCCCTCTTTGTTTACAACCGCAGAGTTTAACTGGGGAGAGGCTGATCTTTATATGAGTGAAGAAAAGAAAGAGTACCCAACCCATGAGGTTTTAAGTGCCGGAATTTATCAGTTTGAACATACATTTATATTTAGGGAATTTGATAAAATACCCTATGATATAATAGTAAATATCAAATCTTATGTAGCTCCAACGGATGAATATTATCCTTTTAACAATCAAAGGGAAGCATTTTCTCCTGCTGTTCAAAATGATATTAAGCAACTTGGAAATTACATAAGAAAATTTGCATCCGGAGAAGCAGAAAAAGAAGCTGCTGCCACTTTTAGTGATTTAAGACCATTGCCAAAAGTGGATATTAATAAAAGCCTCGTCGAGGGAGCGAAAGTTTCCCCATTAGAGTATGCATCAAAAATCAGGGAATTAAACAAGGAATTTAATATCGAAAAAGAAATTCCAAAATATGCGCGTATAATAATCCGGTATGAAGATATTTATATTCCTTCGGGAACGGGATATAAAAAAATAGAAACAGAAAAAGAATATGAAACGTCATTTCAAGCCAAAAGAGAAATAGAAGGCGCCGAAGTAGATGTTGAATTTCTTAATCCTGATGATCCGCAAATGCATAATAATACAAATGTGGATTTTATGGGTATGGAAGGTGGAATTGAATTTTTTGCTGACCTGGGAGCCGTTTTAAAAGATTTTGTTAAAAGGGCAGGAGACGTGATGGGATACGGTTATGAAAAAATTAGAGGAGGAAATGTAAAATATTTCACAGGTATATCTATTGACAAGGAATACGCAGGTGTACATGTTCAGAAAATTTTAAATGCTATCTTTTTCAATCCATTAGGTAAGGATTATAATACTATTAATGAAGCAATACAAAATACCCTGCATGTTTTTTTACATGAACTTGCCCATGAAGGATCACCAGGAGGGCATGATGAAAGATTTGCAATCGAAATATCTGATTTATATGCAAAAATGGCTGATGAGATTTTTTATTTCCAACCATTATTACGAATTTTGTATCAAAAACATTTCGAAACTTATAGGAGATTAAAACATGAATACAATAAGTCCAGTACAAAAAATTTATCACGAACTCTTAAAGAGAGAGATGATGGACAAAGATACTCTGCTCTCCGTGTTGGAATTCATGAAGGAATTATTCGTGAAAGACCATATTCCGGAGAAAGACGTGAAAGACGTGGAGAAATTGATAAAACAGGTGAAGAAATTAGAGGAGAAGGACCTGGAGAAATTGATAAAACAGGTGAAATCATCATCTCAAAGTTAAACGAAGGAATAGTACAAGAACCACAAGCCACCTACGGCGGTCGTCCGGTAACAAAACAGGTATTTTATTCCCCCACAGAGAAAGCCCTGCAGAGCATAAAACAAGAAAAAGGTACTCCGGACCAAATGAAAGCTATGTTGCTTAAAAACGGAGCCAAAGAAGCGGAACTGGACTGGATGGGATGGGATGAAGCATTTACTGAAAATATTGGTGTATTGGATGAGTATGAAGCTAAACTGGATGCTGTTTACGATAAACTTCAAGAGCATGAAATTGACGATATGCAATGGGGTGACGATACAGAACACGCAGGAGAATATACGCTTTCTAAAGTTGTCAATGGTGAATGGAAAGAAGTTAAAGAAGATTCGCCATTCTTGACTAACAACCAAAAAGAGTTAGTGAGAGAATGGAATAAGATCGATAAGGATTATCAAAAAGCACAAATCCAGAAAAAAAAATCAATTACCAAAGCCGATATTCAGGACTGGATTAATCAGAATAAGGTTGAGATTGAGGAAGTTACAAAAGGAATTAAATCCAAAGAAACACGTATTTATTGGAATGACGCAAATCAGGGTACTGGTGTTATATCATATACATCTAATACAGGGCTTACAATTCACGATTACGAAAATGGAGAGGTTTTACTATTAAAAGACAATGAAGAAATAGCATGGTTTACAACAGTATTTGAAGCTAAAGAAGCGGCAAAAAACGAATATAAGCAATATGCAGACGATACCAAATTTTCCCAATGGCAACTTCCCGGGGGAGAGAACTACAAAGAGGTATTGTTGACGATGCCGACATGGGAAAAAAGAAAAGTAAGAATTGAGCAATTAAAAAAAGAAATAAGACAGCAGGCAGAAAACACTAAGGAATGGAGGGATTATACTGATAAAATCAATACACTTCTTAAAAAAATTCATTCAGGAGAAGGAAGAACCGATGATATTTTACCTAAAGTTGAAAAATTAGAACAAGAACGTGAATTAATAGCAGAACAAGAATGGGGAGATAAATGGGCTGAAATTCAAAAATTAGGCGAAGATAATTATTTCAAATCTTCTCACTTCGACGAACCCAACATACTTGCACACGTCCGTTTTAACGAAAGAAATTTAGAGAGTGGAGAGAAAGTATTATTCCTGGAAGAAATTCAGTCTGACTGGGCAGAGAAAGGGAGAAAGGAGGGATTTAAAGACAAAAAATTGCCTGAACTTACATTACCAGAGGGATGGACAGTAAAACAAGATGATAAAACAACTTTGCTTTATTCAATGCGCGATGTCAAGTTATGGAAAGTTTATAATGAGCATGGGAACCAAATTGGATTAGGAAAAGAAAATAAAGATGATGCAATTCGTGAAGCAAAAAAAACAGGTTATTTTAAAGAACATGATGATGTTCCCGATATGCCCTTCAAACAAACCTCTCAATGGGTAAATCTTGTATTACGAAGGATGATCCGCTATGCAGCAGAAAACGGATTTGATAAAGTTGCATGGACTAATGGAGAAATGCAGGCTGAAAGGTATGATTTGAGTAAACAAGTTGATTATGTAAGAAATACACCATTGATGAATAGTAGGCGAGTATTCATCAAAATGAAGGAAAATAATCAGGAAATACAATTACAAGTTGATGCAGATGGGAAAATATTTGAAGTTGACGGGAGTACAGGAATTGAACTTGTAGGAAAAAATCTTGACGAAGTTGTAGGGAAAGACCTTGCTGAAAAAATAATGCAAGATGAAGAAGGAATGAAGTTTTCCGGTCTTGACCTAAAAGTAGGAGGCGAAGGAATGAAAGCCTTTTATGACCAGATAGTCAGAAATGCAGCAAACAGTTTAGGTAAGAAGTTCGGGGCGAGAGTGGAGGAAACGGATATTGGTGTACCAAAATTTAAAATCAGATTAAAAAACAATGGTTTTTATGAGATTTCAGATATTGATGGTAATATGGTTATGAATAATGTTGACCCATCAAAAATTGACCAATGGAAACAATCTGGAATAAAAGTTCAATCCCTACCCATTACCCCACAGATGAAAGAATCGGCATTAAGGGAGGGGATGCCATTATTCGAACCGGAAAGCAAATACGGTCTACCTGAAAAACCTAAAAAAGAGAATTACCCTTCATTGCCTGATTACCTAAAGGCGTTGGAGAAATTTTACAAGGATAATCCGAATGAAAAACCTCCCATAAAACAAAAAATAACAAAAGCGCAAAATGCTGTTTTAAATAACAATGATTTTCTGGATGAGAATATTGAGGCTCACAGAACAGCGATGGAAGTTTATGCTGAAAAAGAAAAAGGAAAACCTCCGACTAAGGAAACCATTGATAAAATGCGCGAATTTTGGATTGATGATAATTTTCCAATAAGACGGTGGCAAGAAGCAGTTATTGAACATGGAGGAAAACTTCCCGATACTGAACACAAAGGAGAAAAAACAAAAGCCGATTCATATCGTGATATCCGAAATATGTTTGGTCGGATGGAAATACTATATGAAGAATTTCAGCAGGAAAATATTGAACCGATAACAAAAAGTTTCACAAAGATTATTAAGTCCGGGATGAAATCAAAAGGTATTCTTCCATATATGATATGCAAACATGGTTTAGAGCGTAACCGTGTAATGAGAGAAGAAAAATTGGAAGAATTTCAAAAGAGAAATCCTGATGCAACAATGGATGAGCTTTTTGATTATGAAGATAAACTGGAAAGCATGGATTTTGCCGGATTACTTTCTTTTGATCTGGAAAAGAAATTTGAAAATGTAGATGATCTGGCAGAGGCAATAATAAAAGGTTTCGAATCCCAGGTTGACCCTGTACTTGTAGAAGAACTTTGGGAAAATACACGTAAGGCAACTGATTATACTCTTAATACCTGGCTTAAAGGAGGACAAATAAGTCAAAAAACTTATGATTACCTGAAAGAAAGATATGATAATTTCATTCCGCTAAGAGGCTGGCGGGAAGGAGCTGCAAAGTTTTTAAGATACAAAAACGAGGGTTATGGTATTGGAGCTTCATTTAAAAGGGCATTTGGAAGAACAAGCCTTGCAGATAATCCAATAGCTTATATTCAGGCTGTCGGATTTAAAGCTATCAATGAACAAGTAGCAAATGAAGTAAAACAGGAAGCTTTAAAAATTATTTTCGAAAACTATGGTAAAGAATTTAAAGACCTTCATCAAATTAAAAAGGCTTATCTGGTAGAAAAAGAGATATGGAATGAACAGGAACAAATGTATGAGAACGTCTGGTCGCTATATCGTGATGAGAACGGTAATCTTACCCGGCCACCTGTCGAAATGTTCAAAGAGGGAAAAGTTAAAACTGAAGTTAATTCGGAACATGAAAAATTAAGAACTGTCTGGAATGCATTGCAGCATGAAGTTATTGTAATGAATAATGGTGAACCCACAATTATAGTGTTTCCGGAAAAACAATTATCAGTTGCCCAGGCATTCAATAATCAGAATACCATGGTTGAATTTTTAGGCCATGTATTTGATGCCCGGAAACTTGGGGAAACATGGATATTCAGAGGGCTTGGAGCATGGACAAACTTCATGAAGGCCATGATGACAGGCTATAATCCTGTATTCCCGTTTTCCAATTTCAGCCGGGACCAGTTAGAAGCATCCCTGACACAAAATATAAGGCTGAATACCCGGATTACTAAAATTCCTAAAAATATTCCTGTTGCTGCCCGTACTATTATAAGAAATATAGGAGCTAATTTTGATCCCGGGAATAAATATGATGTTGAATACAGAAATTGCGGGGAAGCCGGAGGATTTACAGGCTTCACACATGAAAAAACAATAAAACAACTTGAAAAAGAACTAAAAAAAGAATTAAAACGAGTTTTGAGAAGTGATACGGCAGTAGGTAAAACCTGGGATAAACTAACCGGAATATTCAGGATTATTGAGTACTGGAATCGAATTTTTGAGGATACAACACGTTTTGGAGTTTATATGGATGCCAGAGATAAGGGGCTTTCGATAAAAGATTCTGCATTTGAAAGTCGTAATGCAAGTGTTGATTTTAACATGAAGGGCAAGGGAACCCGTGCAATTGAATCTATCTATGCTTTTTTCAAAGTTAGCATGAGTGCCCTTCAAAAAAACTTTCAACTTACAAAAATAAATCCCCGAAAATTCATAAAAAATGCTACTGCTATTCTTGCCTGGGGATTTCTTGAAGCTATGCTAAATGATTGGGATGATGATAAAAATGAAGATGAAAAGTATTATCGGATAAATAACTATGTTCGTGAAAATTATCTTGTGATTCGAAAATTTTGGGGGAATAAAGAAGAGTATCTGAGAGTACCCATATCTCAGTTTTGGCGTGGATTTCATGCAATGGGTGTTTCAACTTATGATTATGTTAACGGTAAAATACCTCCCGGTACCGCAATTGCAAGAAGCATCAGCAATTTGATTGCAGGTATGGCTCCAATTGATGTAACATCTTTCATCCAGGAAGGGAAATTAAGTTGGGCCCCGTTGATTCCTACAACGATCAAACCAATTCAGGAAATTGATATAAACAAGGATTTCATGGGGAATAAAATATCTTATGAAGCATTTACGAAAGAACTTGAAGAAAATTTGGCGGACTCGGGGCTTCATAAAAAATACGTGAATCCTGCTGCAAAATTTATAACAGACGTACTTTTTGAACTGGGAGGAGGAAAGACAGAATATAAATTCAGATACGGGAAAGACGGAAAACTAAAATATGTTCCCGGAATTTTCGATTGGAATCCCTCAAAAATCGAGCATCTTATCAGTGGTTATTTGGGTGGTGTAGGACGATTTACCAATGATTTCATGTCAACAATGGGAGAATTTATTACTGGTGATGAGGAATATAAATTTTATGACTGGCCATTTATAAACTTCTTTATCCGTAAAATTCCTGATGAGAAATGGACAGTTCTGGAAAAATATTACGATTATAAAAAACATATCAGCAATGCAAAAATAATTGCCGATAAAGCAATAAGGGAAGGTGATCTTGAAGAAATACAAAAATATATTTCCGGGGATTACCCAAAGGCAATAGAGATACTTTCAGGCTATGAATCAAATTTCAAAGTACTTAAAGATAAATACGGAGAAGATATTGAAGGATTACAGGGCATTGAAGGATTAAGTAATTTAATGATAGAATTGCGCCAGGATGCAATTAATGAATTGGATAAATTAAATATTAATAAGCCATGATAACAGATATTTCACAACATGATATAAAAAGGCTTACCCAAAGCCGGCGGGGGGTAAAAACTTCACGTCAGACTGTTAAGGAAACTTCATACGATGATATTTCTGAGAATTTAATGCTGATGGAAACCTATCGTCAGGATTGGGATTCTTTGGAAGATTTCAGGGTGAGATACCGACGGGTATGCAAATTTCAAAGAGGCAATCAATGGAGTGATAAAACAACCAATGATGCAGGCCAGACCATAACTGAAGAAACTTATATCCAGGAACAGGGAAAGCTTCCGTTAAAGCAGAATATTATGCGTCCTATGGCGAAGTCATTAGGGGGATTATTCCGCAGTGAAAAAGGTAAATCAATAGTAATAAGTCGCAAACCGGATTCAGCAAAACTTGAAAAAATATTATCAAATGCTATCCAATATGCCTTACAGATAAATGAAGCCAGAGAAATTGATCCCAGGACATTTGATTTATTTATTCTTTCAGGATTACCAATCCAAAAAGTAGGTTATGATTTTATTGACATGTACGGAAGGTATGATGTTGTCATTGATTACATTGATCCGCAGTACATTTTCTTTAATACTGACATTAAAGATATCCGTGGAACTGATCTTAGAAGGATAGGCCAGTTACATGATATTACCACTGATGAGCTTTTTGTCCATTTCGCAAAAACAGAAAAGGATAAAGAAAAACTCAAAGATTTATACAGGCATGTTACAAAACTTGAATTAATAACACAATATGGACTTTCAGCAGAAAGGGCAGAGAATCTTGATTTTTATATTCCCAATGAAACGCATATCTGTCGTGTAATAGAAGTATGGGAGAAAAAGGCAGTTGATGTGATTGAGTACTGGGATCAGGCAGCAGGAGAGGAAGGAATCTGGGAGGGAACCATGGATGAATTAAATGAAATAAACAATTTAAGGGTGATTGAGTACAAAACAAATAACATTCCCGAAGATGAATGGTTGTTGATTAAATACGATACAAGCGTGGCCTTTAAGTGGTTTTATAAATATCTCACCCCCTACGGCCATGTTTTAAGGGAAGGTGAAACGCCCTACGATCACAACATGCATCCCTATATCATGTATCCTTATCCTTTAATCAATGGTGAGGTTTGGGGACCGCTTGAAGATATTATTGATCAGCAGAAATACATTAACCGGTTAATCACCCTCTGGGACTTTATTATGGGTACCAGTGCAAAAAATACTCTTGTTCTTGACAAAAACTCACTTGATGGGAAAAGTCCTGAAGCAATAGGAGCCACTTATAAAGAAGTTGGTGGAGTTATTGTACTTGATCTTAAAAAAGGAACTGCAGTACCGCCCTTTGAATTGGGCAGCAAAATGTCAAATAACCTGGGAATTACAGAACTGATAGGTATGCAATTGAAATGGTTGCAGGATATTGTAGGAGTTCAGCCGGCTTCACAAGGACAACCGGGAGGATCCGGAACCCCTGCAAGCAGGTATGCAATGGAAATCCAACAAACAAATTTGAATAACCGGGATTTGATGGAAAGTTTTGCCAGTTTTCGCAAGTGGAGAGATATGAAGGTGCTAAAAACCATTATTCAGTTTTATAAAACAAAACGTTATCTGGCAATATCCGGAAAAGATGAAGATCAATTGTATGATCCGGCAATGATAAAAGATGCGAGTGATTTTGACTTGGTTATCGGTCAAAGTATGGATTCACCAACTTATAAAAACTGGATTGATGAAATGTTAAAGGATTTTGTGATGGCTGGATTAATTGATATGGAGATGTTTTTAACTCATTCCAATGCGCCATTTGCCGATGCTCTTTTAGAGGATTTACGCAATAAACAAGAACAATTACGACAAGAAAAAATAACCCCTCAACAGGCAGTAAGCGGTGTATCACAAAACTTCAATCAGCAGGCACAACAAGCGGGAGTGGACCAGGGAAATATGCAAAGAGTTATTGAAATGATGAATCCAAGGAAAGGTTAGGTTTAGTTTTTTTTCATAATTTGAGGTTTATTGTTAAACACAAGGCCGGAGGTATTGACTTCCGGCCTTTCTTTAGTAAATTATACACAAAATACACAAAACTACACACAAAACACATTTTTTAATACATTTTAAAATAGGGGATTTTGCAAGGGGATTCCCCGGGGATTGTGGGGATTATGGGAAATCACAGTTTTATTTACAGTATAAATAATTGAAAAACAGATTGCGAAAAACTCACTTTTCGAACTTAATTAATTTAAACATTCTTGTTTTTTGAAAATATCGTAATAAAGGGCGGATTCCGTGAATATGATTGTACCAATTACCGGCAATAGTTATTTTTCCTTGTTTTACGATTTTTAAATTAGCAGCATCAAATAACCATAAAAGTCTATCTGTTGGAATCTCATGGTAATGATGAATGGATTTTAATTTTTGTGGCCATTGATATGGTGTACTTAAAAAAATAATACTTTCAGGTTTTAAATGATATTTTAAATGATTTAAAAATAATAATGGATTAAATAAATGCTCTAAAACCTCAAAACAAAAAATCACATCAAATTTATATCCTATTGCAGGATACATGGGGAGCGGATCATTAAAATCCCAATCGAGGTTGTAAATCTTAATATCAAAATATTTTTCAATAGCTTCTTTCATTGGGTTATTTTCACCACAATCCGCAATTTGGCCACTTAAATTTTCTGTTTTAAGAAAATCAATAGTTTTCTTAATTCGATTTTTAAGAGAATTTGGTAATTTTTCTGGCCATAACTCTTGTTGTTCTAATCTTGTTTTCATCCAAATACATTGAATTTTTTAATTATCCATTTGCTTAATGCTTTGTTATAAGAGGAAATAAAATAAAGAATAGTTTTCCAGTTTATTGATCCTCTGACAAAAAAAAATCTTGCCATTTTCATTTCATTCATATAGTAATGATACCTTGCGCGGGAAGCAAACCATTTTTTCATAACAGGAATATCGCCGTCAACATCTAACAGACCCATGTAAAAATCTCTTTTACGGTAAACAGGATCAAGGCTTAAATTAGTACCGTCAACATATCTAATAACAGATACATCTGTTTCCTTGCATTTACGGTTTTTAGTAACTCTTAATAACCAGTCATAATCAAGTTGCCCAAAATGTTCTTCGAATAAAGGAACATCTTTGTTTTTAATCAATAAACTACTTATATAAGGCCAATTAGCTTTTTTGGACCGTTTTTTTAATACATCGTGAATAGATAAAGTCTGCATTTTTAATTTCTTTAAGTTGTAATTCAAGTTTGTTTGGCAACCAAACATCATCCTGGTCAAGAAATGTTATATAATCTCCGACAGCATTTTTTATTCCTATGTTTCTTCCTTTGTTTGGTCCTGCGGAATGTTCAATATTTGCGAAAATAATACACTCAGGATATTGTTTGCAAATTTCAATAGTCTGGTCCGTGCTGCAATCATCACATATAAGAATTTTTATATCAGTACTGATGGTTTGATTTAATATTGATTCAATTGCACGGCGAATGGTTTTTTCTCCGTTATAAGTGGGAATTATTACAGATATTTTTTCATTTTTCATTTTAATTGATTTTAGGATAAGCTACAAAATCAGCCACTTCGTGTAATTTTTGAGCATCAATATTCTTGTTAAGAAGTCGGATACGTTTATTTAAGTCAATATCAAGCGTGGAAAGTATTTCATATCCAATAAGTGATTTTCGGATAACATAGCATTTCCGGTTTTCGATATTTGCCCGGATTTGAGCCTGATGTTTTGCCATGTTAAATGATAATTTTCGAAGCCACCAAATAATATTATTACAGGTAAGCCTGGGAAAGTATTTAAAACTGTATAAACATACATCTTTTATCTCCCGGTTTTTATATTCAGCAACCTGCCGTAATCCGTATTCAATCATTGCGGCTTCAATACATTTTAACGTTTTTTCGGGTATCCCGTCAAATGTTTTTAGATTTATGAGTAGTATAAGACGTGGATTATTCATATTATAGTTTTTAAAATGAAGCTTCTGATTTTAAAATTCGTTTCTTAATAGCTTTATTCGTATCAACAAGCTGGGGCATCGGCATTTTTTCAATAGCTATATAAAATGCACCTGCTGTTGCATCTACCTGATCGTCTTTTTGTCCTTCCATTGCCCCCAGGCTTCCATCTTCTTTTCTTTCGAACCAGTTCATTTCTTTTATTGCCCTGATATCTCTTTCGATAAGGCAATATCCACCTTGTTTGTTTTGATCTTTAAAATATCTCTCTCTTGAAGCAGCATAAAGGGCATCAATTATTGCAGGTTTTGTTTTTCTGTTAAGATGAAATCCATAAATCGGCACAAAATCACTACCGACTTTTTCGGGATTATTGCGGATATACAGGTTGGGGTAATAATCAGCTATTTTTTCAACTACTGTTAGAAAATGGTCGTCCCGGGACCGGTCCTTATCGTAACTATTGGATTCAAATGCAAGCAAAGCATTATCATACACGGTGCATATTTGAGCGCATATCCAGCCAAATAAGTCCTTATCGCAATGTCCATGCCATGAACAGACGGTTTCAGGATCTCCTCCTTCGATCATCCAGTACCTGTCAAGAACTTTCAATACAGAATAATCGGCACCTTTCCATGTTCCTCCAATATCTGCATAGGCCACATATCGATGAAGTACTTTTATTGAAGTATCGGGCATTGTCCAAATAGAAAGTTTTCCTTTATTGTTTAGAACAAACTCAATATTCTTAAATGCCTGTTCATCTTGTGTGCCATCAGCTTTAACATCACCCATAAATGCCGGTGGCATACAATCCTGCTCCATTGCCTTAATGTATTTGGGATTAAATCTTTTTTCACCGGAAGACTGAAAAGCCTCTTCTTCGGTACTGGGATTTTCCTGCATCATTTCCCATTCGGAAAACATGCGGTTTTCCCTGTCAGCTTCTTCGTATCTATCGGCTTTGTGTTTGTTGTACCAGTTGATTCCTTCAAGTGTGGCTCCATATTCCCAAAGTGTCCAATCATATTCACCCATATTATTTATAAACTCCTGCATATTTTCTTCAATCGGAATGCGGTCACGATCAATTTTCCACCAGGGAATAAATATTGCTTTATATCTTGAATTTCCAGAAATGGCTCTTTTCCAGGAATCATAAAAATAGTTCAGTCCCCGAGCAGTAGATTCTTCGACAATTAAGGAATAAGGAACATCAGGTATAGTTTCTTTAAGAGAAGTGATAAGTTGTTGTGCTGTCCGGTTAGGTGTATCTTTCCAGCTTGATACTTCAGTAAAATGTCCCATTGCATAATTAAAGGACCTGAATTGATCCGGATTATTAATAGAACCAACACCAATAATACCTCCGGTTTCAATACAAACACGGTTTTTTGATGATCCTTCGAATGGTTGAAATGTTATTGTTCCTATTTCTTTGGGATAAAATCTGGCTGCCCTTGTGTACATACTCCGCATATTTCTTGCCGCATTATCATCCTGTGCGCAAACAGCCAGATGCCAGTTTTGTTTGTGGATTTGCTGTATCCACATCATGTAAATTTGCACCAGTGTACTTCCTCCCCACTGACGGGCTTTTAACAGGACAATACGGATAGGTACACCGGCAAGTCTCATCTCCTCAAGTACAACAAGTAAAATCAGCTGTGCACCACGTAATATGAAGGGTGTATCCCTAAAAGTATCCTTGTCTGTGATTTTTATAGTTGTTGCCGCCCAGAATTCAAAATCATACTTAAATCGTTCATTTGCTATGGACGACATAACCTTTTCAACTGAAGTATTAAATTTTTTGGAATAATCAACAAGAGAAGAAAAGCCAACCAGATAATTTATCCATTTTACATTTAGCATCTCAACAGGAAGATACATAACTGTTTTAATATCGGAAAAACTAACTTTTTGCCTTTCAAAGGGGCCTCCATAACCTATGACAGGATCATAGTAAGCATCAAGCAAGGCATTTCTTCTCTTGTTTTCTTCCAGTAATCTTTCATCAGTCATTCAAAAATAGTTCCTCCCTTTTTAATTTTTTGATTTTTTTTAATGCTGAATAAATCACTGAACGACTGCCTTTGATTTTTTGTCCTTTCAGTGAATTAAGAGTAAGAGTAATAATTCTGCCCTTTGAAATATAAGGAGCATTCTCCCCTAAAGAGATACAGATTTGTTTGTGAGTGTTGATGATTTTTAAATACTTCTTTTTTGTTGTATTATTCATTATTTCATCAACTAAAATAATTCCATAAATATACTATAAATTTAACTATTTAGATAGTTTAATATGTAAACATATAAACAATTGGTATTTTTTTTTAAATCGGGACATCTTTGTTTTGATTTTATTTAATGGAGTGTATGTCACAGGGTACTTTTACCTAACATGAAATTAGGAAAATTAGGAAAAGTATCTGATATGGATAAAGAAAAAGAAAACCAAGAACAAGGTGAAGTTCTAACTGAGAAAGTTCCAGAAATTTCACCTGGTGTAATTGACAAAACACCAAAAGCAACAGATACTGAAGAAATACCTGTTGCTGAATCATTAGAAGAACCCCCTATATCAGCAGAAGTTCCGGAAGCAGATCAGGAAGAAGTTCCGGGAGCCACCGGAGCACAAGAAAAACTTACAGAATATATAATAAGATTCTTTCCCGATGCTGATGTTTCTACTCCCGAAAAATTAATGGAATCATTGCTCCCTCTTGTTGAGAAAACAGTCTCCCTTCATGACGACCTTTATCAGGTTGTTGAAGAATTTCCGGAGTTTGGCGATTTTCTCTTGGGCCTACGAAAAGGCTATACACCACAACAAGCAATGGCCATGTATTTTGATGTTGAAAGTCTTACTCCACCGGAAGGAGCAGAGGATGAGGAAGCAGTAATGAAGGCAAAAGAAACCCGAAAAAAAACTGTTAACGAACGAAAATCCAAACTTGAAAACATCGAAAAAAATAAAGTTGTATCTGCTCAGAACCTGATCAATATTAAAGATGAGTTGGGACTGGATGATGCGACTACTATGGAAGTAGGGAAAATGGCCGGTGAAATTATTCAGGATTTCATGCAGGATGGTTTGATTAAACCTGAAAACTGGAAAAAATTAGCCAATGGGCTAAGACATGAAGTTGTTGTATCTGAAAAAGAAAAAGAAAAGGAAACAGCAGTAGAAGATGCTCTTGTTAAAGGACGAAACGAACAGATCGAAAAAAAAAGGATAAATAAGGAATCCGGAGACGGGCTACCCAAACTTGCAAGTACCGGAAGTTTAACACCAGAAAAGAAAGAAGATCAGTTCACTACCGGCCTTAAAAAAATTGCAAATAAAAAATCAATTCTATAAAATTTTACGAAAATGAAACAGAAAACAAATTATCAGAAAATTGCCAAGTTCCTACTTGGAGGAATGGGGATGCTTATTATGCTTTGCATGTTTTTCCCTGCAATCGGAATACTTGGAGGTATGGGATTAACACTTGCAGTAGCAAGCGCAGCAACTACGATTTCCGGAGAACCAGCGACAACTGAAACGCTTGATGATGCCGCTTCGAACTTATTAAGGCCGGAAATATCTAAGTTAATCACTCAGATTCGGCGTGATGTTTATCCGCTTGATACAATTATGCGTGAAATTGGAAAAGTAAAACCTATCAAAAGCGAAGAATGGAAATTTTATCAAAAAGATGAACGTGGATTACAGGATCAGTTAACAGCAGAATATGCTTTTGCAGGAACTAAATCAGGTCAGCTAACTGTAAATAGTGCTCACCAATGGGCTCCGCATGATACTGTATTTTTTCCTACGGTTACCGGGGGTGATGGGAAAAAACTTCGGAGTTTAGTCTCAGCTGTTGATGTGACTTTAAATAAAATTACAGTTACACCGGTAAATGGACGAACTGTTGGTAATCCGGCGGTATTAGGTGATTTAATGCCGGGAGTGCCCAATAGTAGTTATATAACCCGTATCGGGAACGCCCATGGTGAAACAGATGCACAGACTGAACCCGTTGAAATTGCACCCTATGATACTTATAACTATGCCCAGATATTCATGGCACAGGTTGAAGAGTCACTTGTTGCTAAAGCGCATCTGAAAGAAGTTGATTTGAATATCATGGATTATAAGGAAGATGCAATTATAGACATGAGAGCACAGGCAGAAATGGCGATGCTGTTTGGTTATCCTAAAAAAGGATTTTATGATCCTATCCTGAGAAAGAAGGTGAATCTTTTGGGTGGTGCCGATTATTACATCACTAAAAAGAAGGAATATACTAAAATTGTTGCTATTACAAATGCAATTTTTAATAGCTGGTCGAAATACATTTTTACTGGCAACAATGGTTCCGACCGAAGATTATTGTTCTCCGGGAATAACTTATTGGAGCGAATGATGAATGCCGATATCGTACAGAAACAGATGGAAGCGAAGGCAACTGAAGTTGTAGCTGGCATCAGATTTAACAGGATTGTAACAGGATTTGGAGAATTATTGATTCGCAGGCACCAGGCATTTGATGAAGTATATGGATATTCTGATAACGGCCTTGTCCTTGACATGGAACATGTTGAACGTGGTATTTACGAACCTACACAAGTTAAAACTCTTAATCTGGATGAGACTGGACAGAAAAGGGTTGATGCAAAGCGAATACTCGAACACTGGTCTATGGCATTTAAAAATCTTGATACTCACTGTTGGGTTATCGGGGTATAATATTTAAGAATGATGACTCGTAAAAAGTATATATCAACCGGAGCCTGCCCCTTGTCCATTGACATAATGGACGGGGACATGCTTCGTACTTTTGATTTCCGGGGAGGCTTTAGAAATCCGGTTTTTAAACCTCCTTCATACTCAACTGAAAAAGTCGAAGAACAGGAATTATTGGAAAGCCATTCTTCTTTTAATGTTTCTTTCAAACTGGAAGAAGTTTTTGAACAACCTGCTCCGGATCCAATACAGGAAGTTGCTGTAATGGAAGAGCTAATGATGAAAGAAGTGAGTTTTCGTAATGTTCAGGAAGGTAAAACCTGGTTAAACAAAGAATACGGAATCTCATTCACAAAACTCAATAATAAAACTAAGGTAATTAAGGAAGCATTAGACCTTGGTTTGAATATGCTATTTGAAACGGATAATAATTTTAAAAATTAAATATCATGACAAGGGATGAATTTATTGAAAAATATAGCGGTAAGCATTATGGAGATGCAAAATCGCTGGAAAACAAGCTGGCAGAAATTGCCGGCGCGGCCTTTGATGCCATGTTTAAAGAAGCAACACCTGTTGACGGAGTAAAGGCAGCAGTTACGGTTGACATGACCAATGCCAATGCTGATATTACCTATACTGCAAAAGCATACGGAACGGACGGAAACAGTATTTCTGTTACCCATGTTGATCCCGCTGGGAACGATCAACCTTTAGTCGTTACCGTGAGCGGCAAGGATATTACTGTATCCCTAAAAACTGGTTCTGGGGGTGCTATAGAATCTACTGCCGCAGAGGTAAAGGCTGCTGTTGACGCACATGCAGAAGCAAGTGAACTTGTTACTGTCGCTGTTGAAGGTGGCGGGGCCGGTGTTGTCAATGCACTGGCAAAAGCAACCCTTACCGGTGGAGTAAATGTAACAGAAGGAATTATTGGTTCCGCAGCATTTGATGCTACCAATTTCTATGTTAAAATATCTGAACAGGTTTGGAAGAAAGTTGCCCATGCTGGGCTGTAATTTTATTGTGATTCCTTAACAAAAGCCCTGCCCGGTATTTTCAGGGCGGGGTTTTTTGTAAATAAAAAAAGTTAAAATGGCAAGTATAAGTTCAGAAAGAATATCATTTGACCAAGCATTGGCGAATCTGCTTGCAACTTACGGTGTAGGATCCGGAAGCGGGACTATATTGTCGGAACGATTAACTTTAATCAATTACGTAAAAGCAAAACTGGATGAAATAATTCCGGAAGGGGAAGGAGTTCAGTTTTCGGTTGAAGATGATATAAATATTTCGGACCCGTTAAATCTGCTTATAAATGCTATTCTCGATGAAGCTGCCAAAAGAGTTTTATTAAATGCACCACTTCATATAATTGAGCCGGTCGATGCAAGTTCACAACCTGTTGTTCCCGAAGATGGGGCCAGAGCATTGGTTAAAATTGACATGACCAATGAAAAAGCTGATATTACTTACATAGCCAAAGAAGCCGGAGTAGATGGTGATAATATAACAGTTACCCATGTTGATCCTTCGGGTAATAACCAGCCTCTTGAAGTAACGGTAGTTGATACAGACATATCAGTATCATTGGCCACTGATGAAACAGGAGTAATTACTTCAACTGCAGAAGAGGTAAAAGCTGCTGTTGACGCAGATCCGGAAGCATCGGCACTTGTCACGGTAAAAGTTGAGGGCGATGGAAGCGGCGTAGTTAATGCAAAAATTGAAACATCTCTAACAGGTGGAATAGATGGTATCCTGGAAACTGGATACATTGAATTGCCACTTAATTTTCTCAGATTGATTGCTCTTAAAATGGAGGACTGGGAAAGAGAAGTTAGTTATGCAATAACTACCTATCATCCTCATTATAAACTTCAAAGAAACAAATATTTAAGAGGTAAAACGGTTAAACCGGTTGCTGTATATAATTACAGAACAATTGGCGGATTTTTAATACGAGTAATTGAATATTATTCGATTAATGAAAATCATACCCTTGAAAAAATGCTTTACGTTCCGGAGACGAGTGCTCAGGATATTCAATCCAACCTTGTGGATGCCTTAACCTGGGTGGCAGCGGGCATGATATTGCAAATTACGGAACGTGTTGATCTGGCTAAAGTAGCTTTTGAGCAGGAACAGTTATCATACAGAAATTTATAAAAAATGCCAACACAGGAAGAATTAATAGCAGCATTCAGGAAAGAAGTAGAAGACCTTGTCTGTGCTATGCTGATTAATATTTTCCTAATAAAATACGGGGAAAAAGAGGCTTCTGCCGGTGAGAATACAATATCATTCAGTGGAGATGCCTACGATGATGCGGACGATTATGCTATAAGAATAATTGAAGCCCTGGACGGAGATGACATTGATGTAAAAGGAGAACTTGATATCACAGAAAAAACGGCTAATGGTTTTAAAATTAGCGCGGTGAGAAGTTGTGATATAAAATGGCAAACAGCAAGAGTTTCGCCTAAAATTAGTTTTTGGACTTAAAACAATAAATAATGGCAACACAATCCGGAATATGGTGGTTTGGAGATATTACTGAAGATAAAAAACTGACAGTAAGATTTCTTGATGCAGATGGCAATCCTATTCTATTATCCGCCTTATATGGTTATGGAGTAAAAATATTTTCTAATTCAGGAGTTATTCTTAAATGTGGTGTAAATATCGAGGAATACACAAACGATAATCTTGTTATAGCTGATGAATATACAATTAAAGTAGCGATGGACGGAGAAATACTTCCGCATACAAAGGCAGCAATTTACGCTGCTACCACAATAATTATTGAAGATCCGGAAATGCCGGACGGTTATTTCACCGATCATTCAGAAGGATATTCACTTATTTATAATGCAATGGAAAGAAAATGAATGAATTAAAACATATTATTGAAAAGCATGAAGATTTTATTCATTTAACAAATCCTCAACAGGAATTACTTCATCAGGTTGACAAGGAAAAGCTTGTGAATTTTTCCCATGTTATTGGTTCTCAAATAGAATTATCTCATCAGATTGATAATATGAAATTTATTTATTTTTCCCATTTATCGAAATCAGGAATGGTTGAAACAATCCACGGGCAATTACAAAACAGCAGAATAATTGATACTAATGGTTCTTATGCCATTGATCTTGATTATAAATATCTTTTAGGTTATAACACAGCAACAATCAACTGATATGAATGATGTACAATTAGGAAAAACATGGGCAGCATTTAAAGATTGGATGAATAAACTCTGGACATCGGAGCATGTAAGCCAGGATGAAAAAGATTTATGGACTCCCATGACAGGAGAGAAAAAAACAGGAGTAGATGCCGGAGTATATGGACAAACAAGCATTGATGATGATTATATCTATAAATGCGTTAAAACAGGCGAAGTTGGAGAAGCTGTATGGAAACGAAGTGTATTATTTCAAACTTAAATATATATCATGATGCGTAAAAGTAAAATGGTAAAAAAAGAAACCGAAAAACAGGCTAAAAAACTGTTGGAAATGCAAAAATTGCTTGAGAAATCTGAACAAGAAGAAAAAAAGCTTCTTGATGAAACAGAAGGAACGATTAACGAACTGTTAAAAAACAATAACATCTTTTGCGGAGTAATTCTTACTCATGATGATTTAATTAATGTTCTGAGACTTGCATTGGAAACAAAGGAAAATATTAAAATTCCATTCAGATTGTATTATAACGATTGATTTTTGAAAATAAAATATCATGGCACAGTATGATTTACTATTAATTCAAAACGTAGCTTCGGAAGGCGTTGAGTTTTCCGAAAAGATCGTGAATATTGCCAAAGGAGCATTACTCTCTGCGCTTGCTGATGGTACTCCGGCTGTATTGGCAGGTGGACCTAACGGGTATAAGCTTGTTAGGGATGATGCAGAGGTAACAGGTTTAAAGTGGATTATTGATTCAGCAGGACACACTCAAAATACTGATACAGGAACAACGGGCAGTACTTTTGATATCGATTCTGATTCTTCTACTGGTAAGATTCAAGTAAAAGTAATTGCAGGAGCATCAGATAAAACATTGATTCTGCAAAATGATCAATTAACAGATGATAGAACTATTGAATTCCCGAATGCTTCAGGTACAGTAGCTTTAATTACTGATTTGCCAAGTAATCCTTTAACTTATATTGATGTTATTGATTGCTCTGGCAACCCCAATTATCCGGCTGCTGCTGTTGGTAATGTCTGGATTGTTAGCGTAGCAGGTAAGATTGGTGGATCAAACGGACAGCCTGTAGAAGCAGGAGATACTATTATATGTAAGACAACAAGTAATGGAGGGGATGAATCCTCAGAAGGAGCTAAGTTTAATATTGTTCAGAAAAATATTGATGGTGCAGTTATTGGTCCCGCTTCTGTTGGTGATGGGTATCTTGTTTTGTTTGATGGCACAACAGGGAAACTTATTAAAGCTGGTACAGGAGCCCCAGGATCAATGGCTTATGAAACAGCTACTAACTATGTTGCGAAAGCACTGTTTGATGCTCATTCAATTTTAGCATCTATTTCTGATAATACTCCCGCTGCAGTAACTGTTGGAGAACAAACTTTTGTAGGCCGTGTTGCATCTGGCAATATTGCAGCATTAACTGCCGCCCAGGCAATGTCGATTCTTTGGCAGACTGCACCAGCAGCTAAAAATTCAACAGGAACTTTAGGAATGATTGCCAAAGACGATAATTTCTTATATATATGTACGGCCACTGATACATGGAAACGTGCTCCGATGGCTACAAACTGGACTTAATTAAGTAAATATGGCACAAGGAGATATTAAAGCAGTAAGGGAAAATGCAGAAGGAACTTATGATGAAATTCTTCTGAATGGATTATTTGCTGAGCCTCAAATTCAAGTCATAGGATTAACCATTTTGCAGACTGGATGGGAAGAAGGTATTACCTTTTTTGAGTATGATCTTTCGAATGAAAATATTACTGCAAATAGTATTGTAGAAGTAATTCCCGATAATGAAGATTATGAAATTGTTGTTGCTGCTGAAATACTTCCTGCCACGGAAAGCACAGAAGGGACAGTTACCATTTATGCAGTAAATGAACCAACAGATGATATAGGTGTGACTATTAATATAACAGAGAAAGCATTATGACAGTAGGGAAATTTATATTACCTAAAATGGGTGGAGGCGCAACAGCAACTGATTTTGTAGTCCGTTTTATAGATTTTGATGGAACTATTTTAAAGGAGCAATGGGTCGCCAGTGGAGGTAGCGCCACAGCTCCAACACCTCCAACACATACATATCTGACATTTCAAAGTTGGAATGGCACATTTACAAATGTAACACGCGACTTGGATGTAGGAGCAATTTATGATACTACGGACGGGAAAACCTATATTTTCGTTCATGTTAATTCACTAACAGGACTACAACCAACAATTTATCTATATAAAAATACGGCTGATGAAATGACGATAAATTGGGGGCATGGTGATAATTCAGTAACAAGTAGTTCAGGAAATATTACCATCCAGAAACCGGCAGCCTATACAGAGGGGAGTTATACAATTACGATCACCTGTGCAGGAAGTTTTAAAATTGGACGAGGAGCTGCCGCAACTGCTATTTTCAGCAGTGGAAATTATGCATTCATTTTATTAAAAATTTATTTAGGTGCACATGTAAATGTAATTAATGGTTATGGTTTCGCTAATTGTGGAAGCTTACTGTATATTTCTTACCCTTCGGGAATGACAGGTGCTTTTGGTGATTATATTCATCAAACTAATAAGTCTCTTGTAGCAGTAAATCTTCCAAGTGGCATGAGCGG